ATTAACGGAAACCAGTTAATCAACTGCGCCCGTGGTCAGAACGGAACTACTGCTGCAGCTCATACAGCTAACGCTACAGTTACTGTACAGAACCTGCCATGTATTAACGTATGGCCTACGCCTAACTCGCCTGGAAGCCAATATACATTTGTGTACTACCGCTTACGCCGCATTCAAGATGCTGGATCTGGCATATATGTACAAGATATCCCATTTCGCTTTATTCCTTGCATGGTTGCTGGACTTGCTTATCAGTTATCCACCAAGCTTCCTGATGTAGATATGAACCGTATTCCTATGTTAAAGATGGATTATGAGGAGCAATTTAGGTTGGCGGCTGAGGAGGACAGAGAGAAAGCTCCGATCCGGTTTGTGCCTCGGAATATGTTCTACGCAAGGTAAGATATGCCCAATCAATTTGCATCAGGTAAGTACGCAATTGCGGAATGTGACCGATGTGGTTTTAGGTACAAGCTTTCGGATCTTAGAACAGAAGTTGTAAAGACCAAGCCGTTCAAGATTAAAGTTTGTCAATCATGTTGGAACCCCGATCAACCTCAGTTACAATTGGGTATGTATCCAGTGAACGATCCGCAGGCGGTTCGGGATCCACGCCCTGATGTAAGTTATCGGCAGTCTGGTACCAATGGTTTACAGATTAATATTAATGGTGGAACTGGTCCAGATGGTCTAGGAAATCCAGATATGGGTAGTAGGATTTTTCAATGGGGCTGGAATCCGGTAGGTGGTGCAAGGTTGTTTGATACTGTTTTAACGGAAAATGACTTGATTGCATTGGGACAAGTGGGTACAGTAACGGTTAGTATAACTTAGGAGTCATTATGACATTCAAAAAAGCAGCAGACGGCGTAACAAAAACTGGTAAAACCAAAGGTAAAAACCTTGGCGATACAGGTCCAACCTTAGCCATTCAAACTGGCAAAGGCAAAAAAGGTGCATCTACCGTTACTGGAGCAGCAATGAAAGCTGTTGGCCGTAACTTAGCTCGTGCAAAAAATCAGGGGTAATCATGGCTAAATTTTCTAAAAAAGTTATGGGTAAAGAGGTAGGCAGTGCTGATGTCTACGCTCAGCCGCATACTATGAAAGGCACTGCAATGAGTGCAAAAGATGCAATGCTATCTGTTAGCCGTAAGCCTGATCCAACTCGCCAAGTAGCGGGTGATTTCAAGCCAGGAAAGCCAGCAGCTCGTGTTAGCTTAGGTGATCCAGATCGTGACGATGTTAAGACTGATGGAATTACTATGCGTGGTTATGGTGCTGCAACTAAAGGCATCAAATCTAGAGGACCAATGGGTTAATGAATTACGCAGAACTATTTCAGCAAGTACAGACGTATACAGAGAATATCTTTCCTGATACGTTTGTAGAGCTGTCTGGTGGTAATACGAGTACGGTTAATGTAACCACTCAGATTAACACCTTCATTGAGCAGGCGGAAGAGCGTATTTATAATACGGTGCAGATTCCTTCTTTGCGAAAGAACGTTACTGGTACTGCTACAACAGGCAACCCATACCTATCATGCCCAGACAATTATCTGTCTACTTTTTCCATGGCGGTAATTAAAGCGGATGGTTCTTACGAATACTTGCTAAATAAGGATGTTAACTATATTCGCCAAGCGTATCCAAGCCCAACAGCTACAGGATTACCACGTTATTACGCATTGTTTGGTTCACAGTACAGCAACCTAAATGAACTAGCTTTCATTATGGGTCCGACTCCTGATGCCAATTACAGTGTAGAACTCCATTATTTTTACTATCCAGAGTCAATTGTTACTTCTGGTACTTCATGGCTTGGTGACAACTACAGTCCTGTTCTATTGTATGGAACATTGGTTGAGGCTTACACCTACATGAAGGGTGAGGCTGACATGATTGCTATGTACAACTCTAAGTACACAGAAGCTATGGCTCAACTCAAGCGCCTCGGTGATGGTCTTGAGCGTGGTGATGCTTATCGTGATGGTCAAGCCAGAGTCAAGGTCCTTTAATGCCTATCTATCAAAGTCAGACCGATTCCTTTAAAGTTCAGCTCTTAAATGCGCAGCATAACTTTTCGGCTAATACTTTCAAAATTGCCTTATATCAGGGGTCTGCCAGCATTAGTAACTCCACAACAGAGTACATCTCTACAGGAGAAGCCGATGGAACTGGCTATACGGCTGGTGGAAACACCTTAGTTGTAACTCAAACCCCTACCAACACGGGTAACGTGGCATTCATTTCTTTTGCCAATACTGCGTGGAGTTCGTCTACAATTAGCGCTGCGGGAGCTTTGATTTATAATAGTTCCTTTAATAATGCGTCAGTTGCGGTATTGAATTTTGGTAGTACGGTTGCAACAAACAACCAGACATTTAACATTTATTTTCCAGCGGCCCTTGCAAACACCGCTATTATTCGCATAAGTTAGGAGCTTTTTATGAGCAGTGAAATCGCAAAATTTGGTGATACTGTAGGTGCTACTGCAGAACTAGGCGGAGGCTCTGTTGAGTCTGTAGGCTTAGCAGGCGTATACACTTTTACTTGTATCGGTTCTGATGGTACAGAAAAATGGAACGACGTTATTGAGAACTTGACTACTAATACTGGTCGTCAAAGTTTATTGAACGCATACTTCGCTAACACAGGTGGTGGTGCTGTTGTGATGGGTTTAGGTGGTGCTAACGCTAGCAACACATTTACTCCTGCTTACACAGATACACAGGCTAGTCACGTTGGTTGGTATGAAGTTGGTGGATCTAACGCTCCTACCTATTCTGGTACACGCAAGACTCCAGTATTTAGTTCTGCTACTTCTGCTAACCCATCAGTGTTAACTACTTCTGCTGCTGTCGTATTTAGTATGACAAGTTCAGGAACTGTTTATGGTGCGTTTATCAATATTGGCGGTTCTTCTACTATTGACTCTACTACTGGTACTTGCTTTAGTATTGGTGCGTTCACGGCAGGGTCAAAGACGGTAACTTCTGGCGACACAATAAACGTAACTTACACACTCAGCGCTGCTGGTTAAGGAGCCGTAAATGGCTCTGGTGCTTAAGGACCGTGTATTAGAGACGGCGAGTAGCCCCGGCACAGGTACAGTAACATTACTTGGTGCCACTACTGGCTATCAAACCTTTGCTAACGGTGTTGGCAATTCCAACACGACCTATTACACCATCGCTACAGTTGGCGGTGCTGAATGGGAAGTTGGTATTGGTACATACTACAGTGCTAATAACTCTGTGGTGCGTAACACCGTCATTTCATCTAGCAATGGTGGTAGCCTATCTAACTTTAACTCTGGCTCCCAATCGGTCTTTGTAACCTACCCTGCAGAACAATCCGTCTACTTAGATACTAGCGGTAATGTATCTGCTTTAGGCAATATTACTTTAGGTACATGGAACGCTAATACAATCGGCGTTGCTTACGGCGGTACTGGAGTTACAGCTTCATCTGGCGCTAATAGCGTAGTGTTGCGTGATGCAAATGTAAATATTGATTTTAATAATTGGTTGCCCGGCTTTACTGCAACCACATCAGCAGGCACAACAACCACATTAACCGCCGCATCTACTTACTACCAGCGTTTAACTGGTACCTTAGATCAAACATATCAACTTCCAAATGCAACAACTTTAGCTGCGGGAGCTGCCTTTGTATTTAACAATGACTCTACTGGTAATTTAAGCGTCTATGATGCCTCTTCTGGCTTGGTTGACTTAATACCGGGCGGTGGCATTGACGTTGTTACACTGTTAGCCAATGGTTCAAATACTGGTACTTGGAGCAAACATGCGCTACTTCCAGCAACCGTAAACTGGGGTACAACAACTGCCAACTTTGGTGGCACGACTATTTCCAACGCAACATGGAATGCAACCACAATTGCTACAGCATACGGCGGTACAGGTTTAACTACTTTTACAGCCAACGCTGCGGTCTATGCTACATCCAATAGCTCTTTAACTACAGGCACTCTCCCTGTTGTAGCTGGTGGTACTGGGATTACCAACCTAACCGCTAATTACATTCCTTACGGTAACGGCACAGGCGCCTTTGCTTCTTCGTCTAATCTGTCGTTTGCAAACAACACAGTTGAAGCGCCGTACTTTAGTGCTACAGCCGACATTTCCGCAAACGTAGCTTATGGTGCATTTAGAGACGGCACTTTAGGTTATTCCGATACAGGCATCTTTGGTTCGTTTGTTCACGCAGAAAACGGCTACGGACAATGGATATTACAGAATACTAGTAGCGGTAATGCTGCTTCTGCAGACTATATTGTTAGCAATGACTTAGGAACCAAAGGATCTTACTACGGTGACTTTGGTATTAATGGATCTACCTTTGCTGGACCCGGAAGCCTCGCACTGCCTAATGCTGTCTATGTCTATTCTGTAAACGGTGAATTGGTCCTAGGTACTACTACTAATAACGGCGTCCGTATTGTTACCAATGCTAGCAACGTAGATGCTATGACGATTAACTCAACCAATGCGGTTGCGTTTAATGGAAACTTTGGCGTTAATACCTACCTGTTGCAGTCTACTGGTAATGCTACTGCTCCTATCTGGCAGTCTCCAGCGAATATCTCTGCTGGTTCGGTAGTCAGCTTATTGACCTTTACCAATACAGGTAACGGCGCAGCGACTGGCGTAAGCTTTAACGGTAGCGCAGCTCAAGTAGTTTCTTCCAACACGATCCTGCCAGATCAGTCTGGTAATGCAAATAAGTACCTTAAAACTGATGGCGCTAATGCTTTATCTTGGTCTACTATTGACGCCGCTTTAGCCACAGGTAATAGCGCAATCATTTTAAATAACGTTAACATTACCTCAAATGCTACAATAGCTGCTGGACAAAATGGCTTCTCTGTTGGACCAGTTACACAGGCTAACGGTGTGTCAATTACTATTGCAAGCGGTCAACGCTGGGTGGTTATCTAATGAGCGTAATACAAGCTGGAAACACGACTACTACATCGCTTATTTATACGGGCGATACAACTGGCAATCTAGTCTTTACGACTGGAGGAGCTAACACGGTTGCTTTAACACTAAGCAATACACAAGCTGCTACTTTTGCTAGTAATGTAATAGTTACTGGATCTATAACAGCAACTGGAGGAGTGATTCAGGGTGCAAATGCAGCGCCTGCCTTTAGTGTATATCCAAATTCAAATACTGCTTTAACTGCTGGAGTTAACGCATTAATTGCTTTAGGTGCAAAAAACTTTGACACTAATACTTGTTTTAACAACACAGGAAGCACAGCCACATTAAATGGTTTGTCTGTACCAGCTTATGCTTTTTGTCCAAATGTTCCGGGTTACTATCAAGTAACTTTTGCTTTTGCTGGAAATAATGGGGCAGCCCAAACAACCCAAGGTGCATTGTATAAAAATGGTAGTGCTTATGCGAGTGGTGGTTGGTTAACCAATAGCGCTTCTGGCGGTGGAGCTTGTTTGGGAACAACTTTGGTGTATTTGAATGGAACTGGAGATTATATTCAGTTTTATGTTAATTCAAACCTAACAATGGGAACTACTGTCAGTTCTTATTATTCATATTTTACTGGCTTTTTAGCAAGAAGCGCTTAATTTAAGGAAACAAACATGCCATATTTTGCAAAAATTCAACCAACTAGCTTAGCTACCAAATTTATGGTAACTGATGTGATCTCGGCTGACCAAGATTTTATTAATTCGGGCGCTGTCGGATCTCCAGCAAACTGGGTTCAGACCAGCTACAACACTCATGGAAACGTGCATTACGCACCATCTCCCCCTGCAGAGCCAAATACTCCAGACGGTGGCGTACCATTGCGTGCAAACTACGCTGGTATTGGATATACATACGATTCATCAGTAGTAATTGATGGTGTTGTTGGCGTATTCTACGCACCACAACCTTATCCAAGTTGGATCCTCAATACATCTACTTACTATTGGGAAGCTCCAGTGCCTTACCCTGATGACGGCAAAGCATATTATTGGGATGAAGCTACTTTATCTTGGGTTTTAATAGAACCACAGCCTTAAGGATTTGAAATGGCGCTGATACTTGACGGAACCAATGGGATTATTTATCCCGACAATAGCACTCAGAAAACCTCTGCGTTGTATATAAACAACCAGACTATTTCTACAAGCATTACTTTTGCGTCGAATACTAGCGCCTCCGCAACAGGCCCGATTGCTTTGGCTAACGGCGTAACAGTAACCTTGCCTTCTGGCGTCCGTTGGGTGGTACTATAATGCCATCAATTATTAATGCATCCAACTCTACAGGCTTAACGCTTACCAGCGATTTAAGTGGTCAATTACAGTTTCAGAACAACGGCGTTAACTTGCCGATGGGCGGCGTTGCCCCAGCTTTCTTGGCTTACCCAAGCACAAACGTAACCATCACCAGTGGAACACAACCTGTAATGGTTAATAATACAGAAGTGTTTGATACGGCTTCTTGCTTTAATAATACAGGATCTACTGTCGGTGGAATTCCAGCTTATGCTTTTTTACCAAATGTGGCTGGATATTATTTATTTACAGTAGTTTGTACTAACGAAGCATCAACAGCACCCACAAGATTTGCGTTACACATTGATAAAAATGGTGTTGCTCAGCGTGTTGCGGATAATTTTAGTACCCTTCCATCATGCATGGGTGGTTCTGTTTTGTTATATATGAACGGAACTACGGATTATGCAACTGCATCACCGTATATAGCTGCTACTACTGCAATATACAACGGTACTATTGTTCAAACAAGATTTTCTGGCTTTTTAGCTAGGGGCGCATAATGGCTTTATATCTAACAGGCAATACCTCTAACATTACTATTGATAGCACTAGCGGGATTACTTTTCCTAATGCGACATTGCAGGCTAGTGCTGGTAGTGTATTGCAAGTCCAAAGCTCTACTTTTGCAAACACCACTACAGTTAGCGCAGGATCTTTTATTGATACTGGTGTTACTGTCAACATTACTCCAAAATTTTCTACAAGCAAAATATTGGTTCTTGCAACAATTCAATGTAGCGGTACTGGAAGTAACTATGTGCGTATTAACTTAGTCAGGAATGGAACTAATATAGGGCAGCCAGATAATCTTGGCTCTCAGCCATCTACTGCAAATCAATATGTTGGTGACTTAGGTATTTCTAGTGAAGTTTATAATGTAAGTATAAACTATTTAGATTCTCCAGCAACAACATCCGCACTTACATATAAAATACAAGCCTATTCTGGCACAACTGCTTATGTAAATACTCGTGCCGATGGCATTGGAAGGCAGATTTCAACTATAACCGTTATGGAGATAGCAGCATGATTAATTATGCACAAATTCTTACCATAAATTATGTTGGATCTCAGTGGTCATTAATGGGGGACTCCTATGATGGTTTGAATTGGTTATCTAGCACCCCAAAACCAACTCAAGAAGAGTTAGATGCTTTATGGCCAGCAACTCAAGAGTCTATAGATAAAGAAGCTTGCAAAAAAACTGCATCTAGTCTTTTGTATGAAACTGATTGGACTACCATTCCAGATGTTGCAAATCCAGAAAACAATCCATACCTTGTAAACCAAGCTGAATTTTTTGCCTATAGAAATACCATTCGTGGTTATGCAGTTAATCCTGTGGCTGACCCAGTATGGCCTACACAACCAACAGAACAATGGAGTAGCTGATGCCATACGGAATCTTAGCCGCCGATCAAATTCAGTCTAGCGTAACTGGCGTAAGCCTTGGCGCTGGTAATGCTTCACGCTTTAAGAACCGTATTATTAACGGTGATATGCGTATTGACCAGCGTAATGCTGGGGCTTCAATAACTCAATCTACATCTGTTCAATACATAGTAGATAGATTTGCCTTATATGGTAGCGTAGCCTCCAAATGCACAGGTCAGCAAAATGCGGGTGCTGTAACACCTCCAACAGGGTTTACAAACTATAGCGGTGTTACATCATCTTCAGCTTATACAGTAGGCGCTAGTGAACAATTTTTGTTATGGCAAAGAGTTGAAGGACTTAATGTTGCAGACTTAGATTGGGGAACAGCCAATGCCAAAACTATTACTTTATCGTTTTGGGTTCGTAGTTCATTAACTGGCACATTTGGTGGAATTGTTAAAAACTCAGCATCAACGTATGCTTACCCATACACATATACAATTTCAGCAGCAAATACTTGGGAACAAAAATCAATAACGATTGCTGGACCAACCACAGGAACATGGCTCACTACTAATGGTATTGGTATGAATGTGTACTGGGGGCTTGGTGTAGGTGCAACATTAAGTGCTGCTGCAGGTGCTTGGATTGCAGGAGATTACTCCTCAGCCACAGGCGCAACATCCGTAGTAGGTACAAATGGCGCAACATTCTACATAACAGGCGTACAACTAGAAGTAGGTAGCTCTGCTACTGGATTTGAGTATGTTGATTATACAACTCAGCTAGCTATGTGTCAGCGCTATTTTCAAACCAATTTAAGGTTTGGTGGAGCATCACAAGGCGGTTCAGCAGATGCTATGTTATCAGCAGTATTTCCAGTAACTCTTAGAACAACACCAACAATGGGTGTAACAGGAGTTATTGGAGTTTATGATGGAGTAGGAAACTATGCCCAATCGTCAGCTTCAGCAGGGGGGTATTTAGGAAATGCCCAAGGTGGTCTTTTATTGCCTGGTAACTTTACAGGATTAACAGCATACAGACCTTGCATAATGAATACAAATGCTGGAGCTGGTAGCTATACAGCATCTGCGGAGTTATAAAATGTACACATATCAATATTTTTTAGACCCAGTAACTAAGCAAAATGCTGATTATTGCATTATACGATTGCCAGATGGTGCTTGCGTTCCAAACGACCTAGAAAACACAGACTGGCAAGCCTATCAAGAATGGCTAGCACAAGGCGGAGTCCCGCTCCCACCGGATGCTTAAATGTCATCCATAAATGCTGTTCCTGATCCACAAGTTGGACTGCTAGAAACAAAGGCAGACGGGACAGCTACACTTGCATTACAGACAAACGGCGCTAATGCAGTAGTTATAGATTCTAGTCAGAACGCCAATATGTCTTCAACTGGACAGTTTGGTGTACCTGTTGGTACTGCCGCACAACGTCCTACACCGACTAACGGTATGATCCGTTACAACACTTCCAACCTATCGTTTGAAGCTTACATTAATTCTGCTTGGGTTAATTACGGGCCAGTTATTGTTGATGCGCTAATCGTTGCTGGGGGCGGTGGAGGTGGAGCTGCAATTGGAGGTGGAGGCGGTGCTGGTGGAGTTATATCATTACCAAAACTTAATTTAGCACCTAGCACAACATATACATTTGTAGTTGGTGGCGGTGGTGCTGGCAGTGCAAATGGGGCATCTACAACCGCATTTGGTGCAACTGCATTTGGCGGCGGAACCAGTGGCTCACATGATGCTGGCATAGGATATAACGGAGGCTCAGGCGGTGGAGCGGCATCTAATAATGGTGTTCTTAATACTGGAGGAACCTCAACTGGAAATTCTTTAGGTGAAAATACTGGAATTATTTATGGTAACTCTGGTGGCAATATGTATGCAGCTAGAGCTGGGTCTCCAACTAGAGGTGCTGGCGGAGGTGGTGCTGGCTCTCAAGGATCAAATACAGATTCAAATGTAGTAACCGCAAGCAATTCCACAGGAATAGGTGCTGGTGGCGCTGGAATTTTATCAACCATTACTGGTTCTTCTTTATATTTTGGTGGCGGTGGCGGCGGTGGTGGATATTTGAACGGCTTTGCAGGCAATGGCGGCATAGGTGGTGGCGGAGCTGGCAGTTGTAATGGAGCAACAGGCGCAGCTTTAGGTGGTGGCAGCTCTATCAACTCTGGAGCTAATGGCGGAACTACTGATAACGTTGTTGGTGGAGCAGGCGGAGCTAATAGTGGTGGCGGTGGCGGTGCTGGCTCATGGAGTACTGGACCCGGCGGAGCAGGCGGCTCTGGAGTAGTTATTTTGTCCATTCCTACTGCACGATATACTGGAACAACTACAGGCACCCCCACAGTTACAACTAGTGGATCAAACACTATATTAAGGTTTAATGCATCAGGATCTTATACAGCATGAGTACAATCATCAACGCCTCTTCTGCTGGATTATCTGAGTCTGTAGATACGTCTGGAGTATTGCAACTTCAAACTGCAAATACGGCGGCATTAACTATTAGTACTACACAAGATGTGTTCTGTAATTCCACGGGCGCTGTTGTATTGGCATCTGGAACGACAGCACAAAGACCAGCCTCTCTTGTTAATGGAATGATGCGTTATAACACTACGATAAACCAAATAGAGGGATATGCCAATTCTGCTTGGCAAGTTATTACATCTATTTCATCAGCTACATATACGGCTAGTTATTTAGTAGTAGGTGGCGGTGGCGGCGGCGGAGCATTTGGTGGAGGCGGTGGCGCTGGTGGATTATTAGCTGGTAATACATCCATTTATAGAGGCATTGTATATCCAGTTACTGTAGGCGCTGGAGGCACGGGTGGGACTGCTGATTTAAACCTAGGACTAAACGGGCAAAATGGCAACCCTTCTTCTGTATTTCAATTTACATCATATGGTGGAGGAGGCGGTGGATCTCGTTTTGGAGGTACGGCTACTCCAGCTTATCGTGGTAATGCAGGTAATGACGGAGGTTCTGGCGGTGGTGGCGGTAACTCAGATAGTGGTGCCGCCGGCGTAGGTGGTTCTGCAAAAGCAAGTCAAGGATCCGCTGGAGGTGCTGGTGGAGTTGGAGCTACAGGAACGCCAAACTATTCTCATGGTGGTGGCGGTGGAGCTGGTGGAGTTGGAGGTACTGGAAAAGCTAATGGTACAGTTGGAGCCTTTGGTGGTGTTGGTTTAGCATCAAGCATTACTGGATCATCTGTTTTTTATGCGGGTGGCGGTGGCGGTGGAATTTATAGTACAGGAACAGTAGGCCCCGGTGGTAATGGCGGCGGTGGCGCAGGCGGTGGAAATACATCTGGAGGCACTGCAAATACTCCAGCAGCTATATCTGGAACGGCTAATACTGGAGGTGGCGGTGGCGGTGGGTCCTATGGTGGAGTAGGTGGCTCAGGCGGATCTGGCGTAGTAATTATTTCTATAGCTACTACAAACTATACCGGCACCACAACAGGTAGCCCTGCAGTCACAACCAACGGTAATAACACTGTACTAACATTTACAGCAAGTGGATCATATACAGCATGAGTATTATATTTAACGCCAATGCTAGTGGGATAGTTCAGACTGTAGATACTACTGCGTCTATTCAATTGCAAACCGCAAATACAACCGCAATTACTATTAGTAACGCTCAGGCTATTACATTTAACTCTACTGGCGCTGTTAAGGTTCCTGCAGGAACAACCGCTCAAAGACCAACCGCCGTCAATGGATCAGTGAGATATAACAGTACTACTGCACAATTTGAGTTTTATAACAATAATGATTGGTATGTTCCAACTACAATTTCTTTGCCGGTAAATACTGTTGCGCCTGTTATTTCTGGAGGCACAATAGTTGGAAACACTCTTAGCTCAACAACTGGCACATGGTCAAACTCTCCAACTAGTTACGGATACCAATGGAGAGCTAATGCGACAAATATTACTAACGCTACTGCCAGTACTTTTGTTTTAACATCTACACAAAACGGCGCTAACATTACATGTAATGTGACTGCTACTAACTTAGCTGGAACTGCAAATGCAGTAACTTCTAATACTCTTGGTCCAGTTTCTAGCCAATACACTATTACTTATTTAATGGTCGGCGGTGGCGGTGGTGGCGGAATTTATTACAACGGTCAACATACTGGTGGTGGCGGTGCTGGCGGTTATAGAACATCATCACTTACAGCAACTGCTGGAACAGTATATACAGCTATTGTAGGTGGCGGTGGCGGTGCTGCTGGCGGTGGCGGTGGTACAACTTTAACAGGACAAACAACAGCTAATGGTGGTGGTAATGGAGGTAGCTCTGGTAATAATGGTGGTGCTGGTGGCTGTGGAGGGGGCGGTGCTGGTTACAACGACGGTGGCTTGACATCTGGTGGTGCTGGTTCTCAAGGGGGAGCAGGTGGCGGTGGTGGTTATGTTCCCGGTGGTGGAGCAGGTGGCGGTGGTGGTGGAGCTGGCGCTAATGGACAAGCTGGTTATTATGACTACCTTAGTAGAGGTGGTGCTGGTGGATCAGGTTTAGCTAGCAGCATTACAGGTTCTTCGGTTGCCTACGCTGGCGGTGGCGGTGGTACAAGTTGGGATGTTAATGGCGCTGGTGGTGCTGGTGGTGGAGGTAGTGGAGGTGGTGCTGGCGCTGCCAATACAGGTGGTGGCGGTGGTGGATACAGCGCTAATGGTGGTTCAGGCGTGGTAATCTTATCAGTTCCATCATCAAGCTACTCTGGCGTAACAACTGGTTCACCAACAATAACTACCAGCGGATCAAACACAATTATTAAATTTACTTCTAGCGGAACCTACACGGCCTAATTATGTTTGGTATAAGCGCATTTGCCCAGTCACCATTTGCTTCTTTAGCAGGCAATACTTTTAATGCTGCGCTAGCGGAATCGTTGACTTTATCGGATGTCTTTGCATCTAGTGCCAACTTTACTGGAGTAACGTCTGAATCTTTTGCGTTATCTACAGATGACAGCCCAGTATTTGAATTCTTTGTATTTAGCAGCGATACGATTTCCTTGTTGGACGCTGCAAATGGCGCTTGGAATACATCTGCCCAGTCTAGCGAGATCTTTACATTAACCGATACTCCTGAAGGCGCATGGGATACTTACGCTCTTCAAGAAGAAGCATCAGATTTTACGGAAGCAATTAGTACCCAAGTAGCGTTCTTTGCCACTGATGAAGAGACCGCAAACATAACGGAAACTCAGTCTACTCAAGTTGTCTTTACAACGACTACGGCTGAAAACGTTACTTTAACTACCGTAGAACTAGGTCCTCAAGGCTTTGCCGTAAACACAGAAGATACCGTAACCCTAACTGACCTGTATGATTCTACCGCCAACTTTGCCGGTGTTTTGGATGATTCTTTTAATATTACGGATGACCAGCCCGGCGTATTTGAGTTCTATGTAACAGACGCAGAGTTCGTTGATGTACTAGATACTTACATTGGAACAGTAGATAACCCTGTAGATCGTGGAGAATTTGTTACCTTAACAGACTCTCAATCTGCACGCTATGACTGGGTTGGTGCTTTGGTTGACTCCTATAGCCTAACCGATACCGAAGCTTCTTCTGCTGACTTTGCAGGAATTGTAACGGATTTAATGACCATTTATGAGTCGCTTTTCACCCGTGGTTGGATTACAATCAACGATGGACAAACCCCAAATTGGGCTAATATTGTAACGGCTAATGCCGGAACTTGGACTACTATTAACAATACTGCTAATACAAGCTGGATTAACGTAAACGATTATCAAGGATAAAACATGCCATCCACCTATTCAACCTCGCTAGGACTAGAGCTTATTGGTAACGGCGAACAAGCCGGAACTTGGGGTACAACCACCAATACTAACTTAGGAACGCTATTAGAGCAGGCTATTGCCGGTGTTGAGCCAATTACTTTAGTTGGCGGGGATTACACCTTAACAGACTATAACGGACTTCCAGATCAGGCTCGTAATGCTGTATTGGTTTTTGGTGGTTTGTTAGCCGCTCCTTGCAACGTTATTGCCCCTGCAGTAGAAAAGACTTATATTGTCCGTAATTTCTCAAACGCTACAGTAACCATTAAAACAACTTCTGGAAACGGTGTTGCTATTGCTAATGCTGCAAGTGAAGTTATTTTTTGTGATGGCACAAACTTCTTCAGTGCTACCCAATTTAATTACATTGATGGCGACTTAACTGTTACTGGTAATGCTGCTATTGGTAAAAACTTAGTTGTTTTAAATCAGGCTACTTTTGGCGCAAACCTCTTCGCTAACTCAAGTACCGGGCAAATCTTTTTACCAACTGGCAATACGGCATCTCGTGCTGCTACAGGACAAAATGGGATATTGCGCTACAACAGCGAATTAGCAATTTATGAAGGCTTTACAGGTGGTACTTGGGTTCGTTTCCAAACCTTTCCACAAGGCGTATACACCATTAATTATTTGGTTGTTTCTGGCGGCGGCGGTGGTGGCGGTGGATTTAGTTTCGGTGGCGGTGGCGGTGGCGGTGGATTTATTGCAAGTTCATTATCAGTAACGCCCGGAGCTACATACACAATGGTTATCGGTGGTGGTGGCGCAAGTGCCACATCAGGAACAGACTCATCTATCACAGGCGTGGCTATAGCTACTGGTGGTGGTCGTGGCGGTAGTGCCGGAGCTGCTGGCGTTTCAGGTGGTTCAGGCGGCGGTGGTGGCTCAGGTGGTGGAGACCCTACAATAGCTGGCGCTGGTGGCGCAGGAGTTTCAGGACAAGGTTTTGCTGGTGGTAGTGGTCAAACTTTCTGCGGCGGTGGCGGTGGTGGCGGTAGTGCTGTTGGAGGAAATGCACCAAATGACTCAACAGCAGGTTCTGGAGGGGCTGGAGTTTTAAATACTCTTACTGGGTCTGCTGTTTACTATGCCGGTGGTGGTGGCGGTGGCGGAGGCGGAGGTTCAGGCGGTGGTGGTATAGGCGGTGGTGGCAATGGTACAAGTAACGGTGGTACAAATACTGGCGGCGGTGGCGGTGGTGCTGGTAGCGGTGCTGGTGCTGCTGGCGGGTCTGGTGTAATTGTTGTTTCCGTACCTACTGCAAGCTATAGCGGAACGACTACAGGCGCCCCAACAGTTACTATTTCTGGAGCAAATACCATCTTAAAGTACACCGTTTCTGGCACTTATACAGCGTAATATGAGACGCAAGACGATGGGTGTTATGCGCTCAAAGACCTTATGGTTCTCTTTTGCAATGGTGGTATTTGGTGCTGTGGAAATGTATTTTCCATATTTGAGGGACAACATTGATCCCAAGTACTATGGGCCTATCTTTATGACTATTGGAATCATTTGTGCTGTCTTGCGTTTTTATACAACCTTACCTTTGGACAAAAAATGAACTATCTTATTTATGCCTTAGTGTTAGTACCTATTAACTTAATTGGTACAGTTTTAACCTTTCCTTTGGCCTTCATTATCGGCATTATGTATAGCACTCAAATTGGCTGGTGCAACAACGGTACAGTATGGCAATCAGGTCCACGCCTATTCTCTTGGCTACATTGGTTCCAAACGCCTGATAACAGCTTAGACGGCGATCAAACCTTTAGAGCAGAACATAACCCTTGCTGGTGGTCAAAAGTGCAGTGGCTATGGCGTAATCCGTTCTATGGCTTTGCTGTGAAATATCTGCATGGTACAGAAGGAATGAGTTACCAAGGCGATATCAATTGCAATGAACAAAATGAAGGCACGATTCGCATTGAAGGTCAAGGTCTATGGCAGTACAACAGCTACCACCATGTCTTTGGCAAAATGATGATCTTAAACTTTGGTCATAACATTCGTGCATTAGTTGACCCAGCCTATATCAATGATCCTACAAACAAGGACTTCATTGCTAATTACCCAGCAACCTTTGCGTTCACTATTAGGTTCGTCTAATGTTTCCATTGCCAATTCTTATGTGGGTCAAGATCGGCGCTGTCATTGCAGCGCTTGGTTTTGCGTACTACAAAGGCTATAGCGGAGAGCATGATAAGTTCGTTGCCTTCCAAGCACAAGTAGAAGCTCAGGGAAAAATTCAAGAAGCCAAGAATGAATCTATTGTTAAACAACAAGACTTAGTAAGTAAAGGAATTAAAAATGATTATGAAAGTAAGCTTGCTGCTGTGCGCAATTATTATGGCGGGTTGCAGCACTCCAGTACCGGTGGCAGTAAATTGCCCAGCCTTTCCAACCCCTCCGGCGGAACTAATGAAACCGCCGCCTACTACCAGCTTGCTGAATCCTGTTCTGAAACCACCCTCCAAACCCTAGCACTACAGGATTGGATCTTACAACAAGCAGGAATTAAGTAATGGCAATTGAGCAAGGCAACGCCAAAGAAACTCTCTTAGGCGTTTTAAACTATATTGATAGCCCATTTAAGTTGGGCGTAGTTCTTTTATTGGCGTTTTTAGGATTTTTTGGCGTATTTATATATCAGCATCAAGATGTCATGATTGGTGCTTATGTAAAAAGCAAAGAAAGACCTACCATGAATCCTGATAGGTTTGAACCAGCGGCAAGGTTGATATTGAAATCTACTGGAGCAGAGATGGTAGTTATATTTAATGTAGACACCATTCTTGGAAAGAGGGTAGTTGAAAGAGCTTTTCTTGCTGATGGATCTAGATACAAAGACTTTGATGGCTACGATGTAGGATTGTTTACCAAGAATATTGCTAACAATAACGATGTGATTCGCTTGATGGCAAACGAGATTCCTTGCGGAGAATACGCTAGGGCGCAATCTGAAATTGGTCTTTGGTACAAGTCTTTGGGCGTTAACTACACTTGCCGTATATCAGTTCCACCTGACCAGAATCAGTTTATTGGTCAAATTACAGTAGGCTGGAAAGAAAAACCAGTTGATCCAGAAGCCATCCTGCCAATAGCAGCATTAATGTTAAGTAGAAAATAATGAACAACGAACAACTACAAGCACTCGGTATTGACGCAAAATGGTTAGAACCTTTGGAGAATGCCTTTGCCAAATACGATATTTCAACACCACAGCGTCAAGCAGCGTTTATTGGTCAGTGCGCTCATGAGTCTGGTAATTTTAAGAATCTTGAAGAAAACCTTAATTACAAGCCAGAAGCCTTAATGCGTGTCTGGCCTAGTCGATTCCCAGATCTGCCCACTGCAATGAAGTACGCCCATAACCAAGAGGCTATTGCTAATAAGGTATATGGTGGACGTATGGGTAATGGCGTAGAAGAAACTGGCGATGGCTGGAAATACCACGGACGTGGATTAATCCAACTTACTGGAAAGGAAAATTATGCAAACTGCGGATCTGGTATTGGTGTGGATCTTCTCAGTAATCCTAGTCTGCTTAATACTCCTGAATATGCGGCTTTAAGTGCGGCGTGGTTCTGGAATAAGAAGGGCTTAAACAGCTTGGCTGATGCTCAGGACTATGACACAATGACGAAGAGAATAAATGGTGGCGTTATTGGCTTAGAAGACCGTAAAGCCAAGATCGCTAAAGCACTATCAATACTAGGGTAAACCCTGATGCCATTACAGAAAATTCAACTACGCCCCGGTTTAAACCGTGAAGGCACCGATTACAGCAATGAGGGTGGGTATTTCGACGGCGATAAGATTCGGTTTCGTTCTGGCTTTCCAGAAAAGCTTGGTGGTTGGATTCGTTTAAGTGCTAATACATTCTTAGGCGTTGCTCGTTCTATTTGGAATTGGGCTACTTTAAACAATTTTAACTATCTTGGTATTGGTACAAATTTAAAATACTATATTGAGTCTGGCGGATACTACTATGACATTACACCTATTGTTGGTAGGGCAACCTATAACAATGCAATTTCTACAGGATTTACAACTTTAGTATCTAATGTCACAATTAATACAACTACAATCTCGTTGACAAATGCCGCCTATTTTGCACCGCAAGCTGGGGTAATGAAGATTGATAGTGAGCAGATTTACTACAATAGTATTACAGCAAACGTAGCTGTGAACTGTATTCGTGGGTTTAACAACACAAATGCTGCTACGCATACTGCAGGCGCTAATATAGCAAGTGGATACTTTCAATTCTTTGATGCCAATAATATCTCTAACACTAGAGACTTTGTAATACTGTCTAACTCTACATCAGTTGGAGGGTTAACTGCAAACGTCATTAACCAAGAACATCAAGTATTTGAATATGGGTCAAGCTATTGGTATGCCCCCGCTATCAGTACTCCAGACAATAATTTAACTAACATTACCTTTACTACATCAAAAGTAGATGCTGGTGGGGGTAACAACATTACTGTGGAATACTTAGTTCCTGGTGGTCTCGATGTATATACATTTGGCAATGGCTGGGGCGCTGCTCCTTGGGGTTTCTACGGATGGGGTAATGCTGCACCGCAAACAGTAGGCTCACAGCTTCGCTTATGGTCTGCAGATAACTATGGTGAAGATCTAATTTTTGCTCCTCGTAATGGGCAAATCTATTATTGGGATGCTGCTACAGGTGTACAGGTTAGAGGTAAAAAACTATCGGATCTAGCTAACGTAGCAGTGGCTACTAGCGGGCAATGGGTTCCAAATGCTACCAATGAAGTAGTGTCTTCTGATATTCAACGCTTTGTTATTGCTATGGGCGCTAATTCATATAACCCCGCAGATCCATTAACACCGTTTGATCCTATGCTAGTACGCTGGTCTGACCAAGAAAACCCTTATCAATGGGTGCCAGATATTACCAATCAGGCTGGTGAATTCCGCCTATCGCACGGTTCCTACATCGTAACGTCTATTAACACCCGCCAAGAAATTTTAGTATTGACAGATTCCACCATATACTCCATGCAGTATCTTGGGCCTCCCTATGTTTGGGGCTTTACTGTATTGATGGATAACATCTCAATTATGGGTCCAAACGCTATTATTACAATTAATGGCGTTACTTACTGGATGGGTACTGACAAGTTCTATATGTACTCTGGTCGTGTAGAAACTCTGCCTTGTGCGCTGCGCCAATACGTTTTTGCCGATATTAATAAAGACCAATCATGGCAAGTTTCTTGTGGAACTAATGAAGGGTTTAATGAAATCTGGTGGTTCTATTGTTCTGTAAACAGTACAGTCGTAGATAAGTATGTAGTCTATAACTACTTAGACCGTGTATGGTATTACGGCGCATTAAACCGCACATCTTGGTTAGATTCTGGTATTAGACAAAACCCTATGGGAGCATTTATTAATGGCGTTGATGAGCTTGCAAACCCAACAGGAACCATTATTTACCACGAGGTTGGTAATGATGATGCTTCTACAGCCACTACAGTACCTATTGTTTCCTATGTTCAGTCTTCTGACTTTGACATTGGAGATGGACATAACTTTGGTTATGTATGGCGGATGTTGCCTGATATTAACTTTAACGGCTCAAATGTAAACCAGCCTACGGTAACGATGCAGTTACGACCACGTCAAAACAGTGGGACAAACTATGGCAATGCAGACTTAAATCCAGTTCAAAGTGCCGATAACTTTAGTACAGTTCCTGTATATACAATTCAAGAGTTTACAGGGCAGGTATATACTCGCCTGCGTGGTCGTCAAATGGCTATGAGAATCTATTCTGATGGACTAGGCGTATCTTGGCAGATGGGTACCCCACGTATTGATATTAGACCGGACGGACGCAGATGAGTACTGGAACTACTAAAAACCCCAACTTACCTGCGGCTCCTACGGAATACAGCCAGCAGTACCAAGAACAGCTTAATGCTGTTTTAAGGCTTTATTTTAACCAATTAGACAACCCAGGACCGTCTGCTATGTCTACCCAGCGCAATGTGGTTAATGGCGCACCCAAAATTATTGCTGCTTTAAATTTTAGTCAGGCAAATGTGGTTACTGGGGCTAGAGTGCTAAGCATTCCTACACAGGCTGATTTGGTCTACTTACGGGTAGGAGATGTATATCTTGACACAGCCAATGCTAATGTTTTGAAAGTCAAGGTTTAAATGTTAAAATTCACACAGATTATCAGGGATTACTATGGCTTCTAACGGTATTGGCGATTTAGGGCAGTACGACTTTATGAACAAGGGTATGTACCCTATGAGTCAGATCGACCGTAGCCAGTACTCTACGCCAAGTCAACTGCCATTGGGCGCTCAAGCCGCTATCTCTGATTATGACCCAGAGACTAATCCGTTAACTGGACAGGCTGTATCTCGTTTTTCATCGGGCGGTATTGCTAGCTTTGCTCAAGGCGGGTCTCCGTTTGCTGATGATCCAAACAACTTTGTAGCAGATCTAACTAAGGCATACAAAGCAACCTTAGGTCGTGATCCATCCACTGAAGAGCTACGAGCTAACGTTGATGCGTTAAATAGAGACCCAGACGCATATGCGTTTATTGTAGATCAATTAGTTGACGATCCAAGTGCTGCCAAGTTTTATGCTGAAAATGCCAAGCCACAAGTAGATGAAGAAGGCAATGCAATAGACGCTCCCGTATACGACCCAAACCAAATTGCTACGAAACTAAAAGGCGCTTATGGTAAATATACGCCTAAACCAGAAGTTGGCGGTATTCAAGGGTTTGCTAATAAGATTGGTCCTTATGCTCCATTTCTTATGGCTGCCGCTGCTATAGCTGGTCCCGCCATTGCTGCTGAACTTGCTGGTGAAGCCGCTTTAAGTAGCGCTGCTGTACCGCTTTCTGAAATAACAGGAAGCACGTTTGCTGCTCCAGCTTTTGCATTACCAGGAGCCGCTACCGCCGCAACTGTTGGCGCTCCTATTCTTGACCCATCTCTTGGGATTACTTCAATTGCTCCTGAAGTTGCTAGTAGTGGTTTTCCTGGAATGTCTGCAGAATTAGCAGCGGAGCTTGGCCTAGGAAGTTCTTCTGGTGCGTTCCCTGCTAGCAGTAGTTTTCCTGGGGTATCTCCAGAGTTGGCGGCAGAACTTGGGTTAAAAGGCGCTGGCGGCATGACAACCAAACAGTTAATGGCTGCCAATATGGGTCTTAAGACTTTGGCTGGTGCCTTAGGTAACGCATCTGGTCAAGACGGTGGTGGCACTAGAAGCCCATCTGTTCCAGCCGTGCAAATGCCAAATCAACCTACTATTCAGCCAACCATGCTTGCTCAGCCAAACTACGGCAAGCTTTATGATGCGCAGATCTACAATTACAATCCTAGACGTGCAGCTCAGGGCGGTATGATGTATGGAAATGGTGGCGGAATTTCTACACTTGGTTCATACTCTGATGGTGGGCGCCTATTGAAAGGCCCAGGAGATGGTATGTCTGATAACATTCCAGCTCAAATTGGAGATAATCAACCAGCAGCTTTGGCTGATGGAGAATTTGTAGTTCCAGCAGATGTAGTGAGTCATTTAGGTAATGGCTCTACAGACGCTGGCGCTAAGCAGTTGTACAAGATGATGGATAAGATTCGTCAAGCTCGCACTGGAAACAGCAAGCAGGGCAAACAAATTAATCCAAATAAATTTTTACCAAAAGGTTAAATTATGGCATTCGGAACGCAAGGTATTGATACCTCAAGCCCAGCATCACAGACCACACAAACATCTACGCCTAGTATTCAGCCTTGGGCGCAACCCTACATTAGTAACTATTTAAATGCTACTCAAAACCTGATTGCTAACCAACAGACTCCTGAGTTATTAAATCAGTCTTATGTTGGCGCTGCTGGATTACAGTTACCTGGTGGCTTTGCGTCTGGTTCGGCTTTAGCTGAAGCGGGTGGTAAAGGTTCCTTAAGTACTGCTCCAATTGCTTTACAGTATGGTCAACAGGGCGCTCAATACGGCGCACAAGGCACCAAGTATGGTGATCTTGGATCTACAATGGGTATTGCAGCTAGCCGTGCAGGTGATATGTATGCACAACAGGCACAAAGCCCAGAGGCTATGAGAGCCTACATGTCTCCTTACATGAAAAATGTAGTTGACTATCAGAAGGAACAAGCAGTTCGTGATTATCAAATTCAAGCTCCACAGATGGCGGCTCA